TAATAAGTTTACAAACAATTGTAGACATGTTTGCAAACATGTAACGGATGAAATTAATATTGGAAATCTTTATAATAGTGCGGCTCTCTCCATAGGTCAGACCGTAGATGATTGCGGGAAGGCGATGGGATTATCTTCCTACGGTCATTTGGTGGAACAATTAAAATTTTTTGGAGATAAAATATCCGCAGTAGATTCGATCAAACAATATTTTAAAGATCATCAAAATCTGGTAGATTATATGGTTAATTTTGATGATAGTTCAGAATATTCTATGGAAATAACTCAGGATAATTATCAATTTTTTGCCGATTATTGTTATGAAGTTCAGAGGCAATGTCAAGAACAAGTTTGTATGATGGTAGAAAAATATGTTGGTGAGACTGGAATAAAGAAAGTTTGTATAACTGGCGGTTATGCCATGAACATCATCACAAACTATGAATTGTTGACTAGATTCCCAGACGTTGAATTTTATTTTGATCCTATTTGTGATGATAGTGGGTTATCAATTGGAGCTGCAATGTATACTTATCGAAAATTTTCTGGCGATATGCAAATGTGTCCACTTAAAGATACATTCTTTCATGGGCAGCAGTATATTGTGGATCAAGAACCAGATGAATACATCGATGAAAAACGGGTTGCAAGAATGTTATATGAGAATAAATCTATTGCGATATACAATGGGTTAGCAGAGGCGGGTCAGAGGGCATTAGGGAATCGTTCTATACTGTTTAATGCACTTAATCCAGATGCCAGAGAGATTGTTAATAAAATTAAAAAAAGAGAGTGGTATCGTCCATTTGCTGCTATAGTTCTTGAGGAAGATGCCCATCTCTATTTTGAGAATGTAATTCCAAATCCACACATGACAGTTTGCTTTCCCGTCAAGACAAACCTCATACCTGGAGTAACTCACGTTGACAATACGTGCAGAATACAAACAGTAAATTCTGGGCACTTATATTCTATATTAAAGGAGTTCAAACACTTGACAGGGCATGGTATCCTTTTAAATACCAGTTTTAATTTGGCAGGAGAACCTTTAGTCGAAACCCCACAAGATGCATTTAGGACTTTAAATTCTTCTTCTCTTGATTATCTTTGGTTTTATGAAACAAAAAAGTTGTTTAAATCTAATTTTTGATATATAATTTACAAATGGGAGCAACCGTTTTCATGGAAGAGGAGATTGTCACACTTCACTACGATGTAGAGAAGGCAGTAGACTTTGCCTTTCAGGGGAAGTTCATCTTGGACTTCTATCAATACCTCAAAACAAATAATGCTAAACGCCGTCATGCTGAAAATTTTATTGGCAGCACGACTGCGGAGAGTATTAATTGTATGATTTTAGAATTAGATGAGTATCTAAAAGGTGGACAGGACTCTGATCATAAACTTCTTCGTGAAGCATATGGACATATCCCAAAACCACAAGCGAGAAAAATAAAAGAATATCTTCATGGTATTCTTGAAGATGCCTGGAGATATAGTCATGATAAACGACCAGGAAGAAGGAAAAAATCAAATAAATAAAAAAGAATCCTCTGATATTAATCGTGGATTTGAGTTAATGTTACGGCACCGTAGCAGGAGGGAGAAGAAACCAGAACCTAGAACATTTGGTATAATGTTTGGGAAGGTAATCTCTCTCCTTAAGCGAGAGATACACTTCCGATTTGAAATTTCACTTGATATTATTAAAAAACCATAACTCTCGGGAGAAGTCCAATGTTAGCAGTAACTCTCACATTCTCTGCCCTCTTTTCAATAATGTTTTTATTTTTGGGTGGAGTAATCGGATGGATCGCAAAGCAACACTTCTATGAAGGAACTGCAATCGCTTATACACATCCCGAAATGTTTGACGAAAATGGGAATGTTATTCCCGATGAAATATTAGCTGTACGATTTGAAAACGCAAATGACTACTACGAAGACGAAGAAGGAGACGAAGAGTGAAGCAATTGCAGAATTGCAACCCAATCCTTTTCAATTTGAAATTCTAGATTTAGTTTCAAAACAACGATCAAGTTCCAAAAAAGCAGAAGTCCTTCAAAAGTATAGGAATGAGGGACTTGTTGCTCTTCTCATTTGGAACTTTGATGACACCGCAATCTCACTCCTGCCTCCTGGAGATGTTCCTTATTCAAGAGTTGAGGAACAATCTGCATTTAATGATACCCTATCGGCATCTGTAGAAAAATTAAATAAGGTTCAAGGTCTTGCTAATGCAGATGAGTTTGTTCGTAACCGAGCAACTTCTATCCGTAAAGAATGGGAAAATTTTTATAACTATATTCAGGGTGGTAATCCCTCTTTAAGTAGTCTTCGTAGAGAGACTATGTTTATTCAAATGCTTGAGGGACTTCATCCTAGAGAAGCAGAAATTATGGTTCTTGTGAAGGATAAAAAACTTCAAGAGAGATATAAGATCACCAGAGATAATGTGTCTGAAGCATATCCTGACATTCAGTGGGGTGGTCGCTCTTGAATATTAAAATCCTTCAGCAAAATTGTGATCCAGAAGTAGCAAAAGATAGATCTCTTCCATATAATTCTTATCTTGTTCATTATGAAGTTGATGGGGAATTGTGTTACGACCTTATCGTTTCCAATAAAAAAGTAGATACTTTTGATTATTATTGGGACAAATATAGAGAAGGTCTTAAATGGTTTAAACAATCTGAGGGAAGAACCAATCCTAAACTTTGGGGAGTAACCCCAAAAGAAAGTAAAAATAAAAAGTGAGGCAAGATTATGTCCAGTGGATTTGGTGCTGAAAGAATTAAAGATGGAAAAGCAGTTGTAACAATTCATACAGATGAAGTTTCTAAACTTTTAAAAGAATATAAAAAACTTAAAAAGTATATGAAGTCTTCTTTGTATAAAGTTAAAGTCATGGATGGCACAGAAGAGACTGTAAAGAATCTTTTGGAAGAATATGGAGATGATGAACTCACTTGATTTATTAAATTTTGATTGGGAAAAATATAAAAAAGATATAGATATCTGCGTCTCTAAAAAATACTTTTTAGACTATAACCCTTCAGTCATTGACGAAGGGTTTGATGCTTTTTATGTATCCAAAAAATATAAGATTTTATACATTCCAATATCTAAAAATGCTTCTACATCTTTAAAAGATTCATTAGACTTTGAACCAGTATATCAAGTACCAAACATCCACAGTAAGTTTGACTTACAAATACCAGAAGAATATAAGAGAGAATATAAAATATTGGTCATTGTCAGACATCCAAAAGACCGTTGGATATCTGGATTCAATCAGTTCCTTAGTGATGTTGGGAATATATTTGTCTACTTCAGATGCAAAGGATGTATTACTGGAACTAAAGAATAAAAAATTTATATTTGATGGTCATACTCTACCTCAATTGCGGTTTATTGATTACTGTTTTCAACCTTCTGATATTAATTTTAATATAAATTTAATAAAAATGGATCATAATTTTGAGAGTAAGATAGTTGATTTTATTGGCAAAGACTTTAAAATAAAAGAAAAAAATTTAATGGAAAAAGAACACCTAAAGATACAAAATTATGAGGTGTGCTATAAAATTTTTAACGATTATTGTGTGCGACAACAACAGTTTATAAATGCATACAAAGAAGATTATAACCTTTATAAAAAATCTAAATAGAAAATACTTATTTTTTAACGATGGGAAAACATTACTTATTGAATTTGTATGGGTGTTCTTTTGTATTATTGGACGACCAAGAATATCTAATTAAATTATTAGAATCCGCTGCTTCTTTGAGTGGAGCAACAGTAGTTAATACAATATTCAAAAAGTTTGATCCACAAGGAGTAACTGTTTTAACTTTACTGTCAGAGAGTCATATTAGTATTCATACTTGGCCTGAAAAGGGAGAAGCAGCAGTAGATTTATTTACTTGTGGAGATTGCAATCCTAAGTTGGGTTGTGATATGATTATAGAACAATTATATGCATCAAATCATACACTTAGTTACATTGAAAGATGATCCACAAGTTTTT